TTGTGGGGCGCCAAACCCCGGCGGGGGAGACCCCCCCGCCGGGGGTGCTTTTTATTTCCCCGCGCGCTCGGCAAAGTGCTCCGGGTTCTCGATCGACGTCAGCCGCAGCGGGAACGCCTGCTGCCCGAGGTCTGCGTAGGTGATGATCCACTCGCCGGAGTCGATCATCATCGCCATCGACAGCAGGTCGGAACAGTCGACCGTGCCCTGCGCGCCCACCGGGAGCGCGCCGACGTTCACACCGTCGGCGTCGCCGAAATCGAGCACTTTCACTTCCAGCGTTTTCGCGTCCTTGTCGCGCGAGAGCACCTCCACGCGCAGGTAGGCATAGCCCCCGTCGAGCGGGAGGTCGCTCATGTCCGGGGCGGGCGTTGACTCCGCCGCGCCGCTCTGGGTGCGCCGCAGCTCCGGCTTCCTGGTCAGCCGCCCCATAAGTACGATCCTGTTCAGCATACTGCCACCTCCAGTCCGTCCGCAAACAGCTTCAGCTCCTCCGGCCGAAAGTACACACGGGGGTTCCCTCTCTCGATCCGGTAGCCGTTCAGCTTCCCGCTGCGCCGCAGCTCGTCCAGCGTGTCCTCGCTGATGGAGAGCAGCTTTGCCGCCTCCCGCTTGGTGTAAAGCAATTTGTCCATTCCTGCATCCTCCTTGTTGTGTTCGTTGTTATAGCGTTGTTATAGCAGTTCCACTGCGCTGTCACAGATATGTAATGCTGGGGATCATGCGTAATGGGGGGATATGTCATTCCTCTCCAAACCATTTTTTCGTCACGGCGATGGGGAACTCTTCGATCTCGCTTGCCCAGCGCGCCGTACCCTTGCCGTTGTGCCGCTCAAACACCAGCGGAAAGCCGCCGATGCCGTCGAATAAACTACCCATCGTAACAGGGCGAAGATATTGCGCACTGATACGCTTTGCCAGGAAGTCCCAGAAGGGCAGGGCGATGGAATTGCCCAGCGCCTTGTACCGGGGGCTGTCCGCAGCCTTGTGGCGCTTGCCCTTGCTGTCCATCCACTCGCCAATGTCTGTCCAGCCGTCCGGGTAGCCCTGCAGCCGTTCGCACTCCATCGGGGTCAGGCGTCGCACCACCATATTCTGTACTGGATATGTCTTCATTACGGTAGGGCCTGTCATCGTTCCGCCTTTCGCCATTGCGGATGTCATCGTCACCGCGACATCTCCGGTTATTGTGCCGTTATATATATCACACGCAATCGCTTTCTGTCTCGAAGCAGGTAATACTCCACTCGAGACCACCAGCATATCGTTGTAAGCGTCTTGCCCGTTATAGCTCCCAGCATGGGCACCGGGCGAAAGCGTTCCTGTCACGTATTGATACGTCAGCGGGATTTGGTTGCCGCCGGTTCCCATACGGGCTTGCAGACTTGGACTGACCTCGCCGCAGTCTCGGATGACATCGCAAGCGTGGCTCATATCCAGAATGGAGGGCTGGTGCCCATGCTCCTGTGCTCTCAGCGTCCCGGAAACATCATGGCTCACGCCCATCACATTCCCGCCCTGATCGTTCAGGCACATCACCGCCTGGGCATCGTGCATGGTGTTCAGCGTCTGCGCCTTTTCCTCCTCCGTCACAGCCCCCCATGATTCGGACTGCATAAGAAGCACCGCTTTCAGCGTTTCCGGCAAGTCTTTCCCGCGCCGTTCCGCTCTCCGCAGGATGCCCTGGCACGCTTTTGCGCTCAAAGAGTATTTCTCCTGCGGTGTCACCTCCAAAATCTGCGACAACCGAGATACGGCGGCGGCGTTGGGGGACTCCCCAGTGTTGCGCATCATGCACTCGCCAAGCCACGCTCCATCGTCCTCCCACCTCGTCGTGGTAGCCCCCCCAAGTTGGCCATCCTTTTTCAGGCACTTCAATATCGGGGGCTTCCGGCTCTGCGATGCGGATGATCTCTTTGAGGACTGCCGCGAAGTCTCGCCCTTTGTTGCTGCTGAAGGCTCCTGGCACGTTTTCCCAGACCATAAACCGAGGTCTGACCATGTCACCTGTCCGTCCGCTCTTTCTGTCATGCTCTCTCATCTCCTTTACGATGCGGACCTGCTCCATGAACAATCCGCTCCTTGCACCCGCCAATCCGGTGCGTTTTCCTGCAATGCTCAGATCTTGGCACGGCGATCCGCCCGTGATAATATCCACGGTCTCAATTTCTGCACCGCTGATTTTCGTAATATCGCCGAGGTGCTTCATCTCCGTTCCTCCCTATCGATCCTTACAAATAGCTTTTCCCGAACTCCCGCCGGAAGTCCTCCTCCGTCCAGCGCTGCTCCTCCATGGCCTTTAACTGGCCGTAGCGCTTCAGGCGCTGCATCTGCCCTGCGCTCTGGTGTACGGCGCTGGGTGCGAAGATGTGGCACCTCCTGTGGCACAAATACACCACAAGGCCGTATTTCTCGCTTTTCTTGCGGTACGCCCCGCCGAAGATGTGGCTAATGGTGCCGGTCTAATGGGTCTCCCGCCCCATTTCTTCCGCATAAAAAACAGCGTCTCTCATCTGGCACCTTGCATCACCTCGTTTCTGTATGAAACAGCATCCCCTAATTTTTTGAACTGCTTACACACATTTGCCCACCCGATATTCACCCGATAGCCATCCTTGTAGCGGGAAATGTATTTTTCACCGGTGGATGAAATCATGCATCTTTTCTTCGGGTGGCGCATTAACTCCTTTGACCTTTGAATATTCTCTTTTTGCGTGACCCATTCCAAATTACCCGCATAATTATTTCGTCTGTTATGGTCAAGGTGATCAACGACAAACTCGCCATTCTCCGGTTTTCCGATGAAAACCTCTGCAACGAGCCGATGCACATAGTAGTTTCTTCGCTTTCCATTGCTACGGAACTGGACAAATACATATCCATTTCCGTTATCTCCAAGTGCCAACAAGCGCCCCCTGTCGGTTCTTGGTGAACCCCCGCCATGAGAGTTATTTACCATTCTTGTTCTCGTTAAAGAGCGAACTCTCCCGAAATTACTTACCTCATAGACTGCCTCATAATCTGGGACAGGTCGCCATATTTCTTTCTCATCCAATGGGTTGCGCCTCCCCCCATTGGGATTTCAGCGCCGCCAGCTGCTGCGGGGTCATGGTCTCGATCCCCGCCTCCCGGCAGTCCTCCACCACCCGGTCAATGAGCCGTGACATCTGTTCCGTGTCGTAGGTGGAGGAGCCGTACCACAGCGTTACGTTGGCGCAGCCGCAGATCTTGCTGGGTGCCTTTTCCGCCATCCATCCCAGCCCCCGTCCGCTCCACCGGCGCATCAGCTCGTCCGCCGCCTTTTCCTGTACGCATACGATGTCGCTGACCCCGGCGATCTGCCGGATCTCCTCCTGATAGATGCCCTCCTTGGTGGCCCCGTAATGCGCCGCCAGCTTGTCCATCAGCACCCAGCAGTAGGCGTTGGCATCGAGGCTCCGGCCCTTGCGCTTGATCTGCGCCCGGTACTCCTTCCCCGGCTGGATCCCGTCCACCACGTCCATGGCGGAAAGCGCCGTCGGCACCCGCAGGCACAGCCAGTCTCCCGCCCCGTCCTGCATCCATTTGGCCTCCAGCACGCTGACCTCCGTCATGGCTGCACCGCCTCCTCTCTGGGCCATTGCCCCGTTTTCAGGCACTTTGCCAAATACCGCAGCCTCGGCAGATACGCCCGCTCCACCCATTCCTCGTCATATGGGATGGGATGAAAACTCATGCGCCCCATGTCGATGGGGAGGAAGTAGTTCTGAAGCTCCGCCTCCGTCATCCGGTAGGCTGCAATGCGGCACTCCTTCCGCCGCCGCAGCCCCCATCCGCTTGCCAGCATCTCCACCTGACACTGCTGCCAGTATGCCTTGCTCACCCGAAATTCCGCCTTGCTGTGGGTCTTGACCTCCGTGATGAGCCGGGCATCCTCTCCGTCGTAGTTCACTCGCAGCCGCAGCCCGTGGATGCGTACCTGCCGGTCTCTGGTGCGGATGCCCAGCGCATCCAGGATCTTCCCCTCATAGGCCGTCCCCGCCTGCATGGCCGGGGTGGTGAAGGTCTCCTGCCGGATGCCCAGCTTCACGCTCCACCATTTCCGGAAGGTCTCCGTGTCCCACCGGCCCATGACCTTGGACGTGTCCGAGGCCCCGATCCAGCCGCTGCGGTCGTGGTCGTGGATCACAGTCGGCTCACCGCCTTTTCAAGGCTCCCCAGCTTGTCGAACCACCCCATCATGGTGGCCATCTGCTTGTCGTTGATGCCCAGCTGCGCCAGCAGATCCCGGTGGGAAAGTCCCCCCTGCTCCTTGCTGGTGATCAGCCGCTCCAGCCGCTCTTTCACGGCGTAGATGCTGTGCCTCGACAGATCCTCCTCCCCGTCGTCGCCGTCCCCGGCGGCCCACAGGTCAAAGCCCAGACCTGTCCGCACCGCCACGCCCTTGACAAAGGCTCTGGCCAGCGCATTGTTGATCCGCAGCTGGTTCAGCGTGTCCTCATACACCACCAGCGACCCATTCAGCAGCGGCATATCGTAGGAAAAGACGTTCTCGTCAATGTGGATCTCCACCGACACGAACCAGCACTCCGTCACTCTCCCCTTGCTGGTGGTCACCTTGGCCTGTGGCCACAGGTAGCTGTTGGTCTCCGGGCAGCGCCGGGGAGCGTACCAAACGCTCTCCGCGCCGTTCTCGTGCAGCAGCTTCACGCAGTTGGCCCAGCCCAGATACGGCACCTTCACCGTGTTCCCCCGCTCGTCCTTGGCCTCCCGAAAACCGCACAGGGGCCGCACGTCCAGTTTCACCAGTTCGTTAAAAGGCTTCAGCATTTCTCTTTTTCCTCCTTCTTGTCCTCTCCGATCACGTCCATCAGGCTGTTTCCCTCCAGCAGCTGGTCGATGACCTCCGTCTCCGTCCGCCCGAAGCCCGCCTTCATCAGCCACCGGAAATGCCGCCGGGTGTTCTCCCGGCACATCCCGCAGGCCACATCGTTCTTCCAGCGCCACCCGCTGCAAAGAGGGCAGGGCCTCGCCTCCAGCTCCGAAAGCGGCCCCAGCGCCTCGCCGCACTTGGGGCAGCTCAGCCCGTGGTAGCCCACGTCCTTTTCCTCCTCCACCGTCGGCTCGTCAAACACCTCGCCGCAGAAAGGCGGATGCTTCCACCCCGCTTCGTCTACAGGCACTACGTCATAGTGCGCCATCAGGACAACGGGAGCGGCGCTGCTTTTTCCTTTCCAGTGAAACAGCATGCCCGTGTGGGCGATGCGCACGGGCGGGCACATCGCATGTACGCGGGGGTACAATTCCCGCAGCTTCTCACGGAAGCCTTCAAACTGTGTTTCATCAAACTTTTCCGCATCATAATTGGACACCGTCGGGATGCG